CGTTAAGAAATCGGCGCAAACCGTTGAGCGCAAACGGTAAACGTCCCCCGAGATGTTTAACTTTTGGCCCGCGTTGAGCGGGGTTTCAACATGGCTCTGACCGGCAAGAAGCAGAAGTTTGCCGCGGCCAAAGGCAAGGGCATGTCCAACAAGGACGCCGCGATCGAGGCGGGGTATAGCCCCGCGTCGGCGGGGGCGGCCGGCTCACGCTTGGCGAAGGATCCGGATGTCTTGGCCGCCTTGGATCGCAAGGCCAAGGTCAGGGCGGTGAAGAAGGTGCCGCCTGCGAAAGAGGGGTCCCCGCCGAAATCCAGGCCGGCCGCAGATGCGCCCAAGCCCAAGTTCGACCTTGCTACGGCACTGTCGCACAGCGATCCGAAAGCGTTTCTCCTGGCGGCGATGAATGACATCGAGCTGGAACCTCGCCAGCGCATCGAGGCGGCCAAGACGTTGATGCCGTTCATGCACCAGAAGCTTGGCGAGGGCGGCAAGAAGGACCAGCAGGCGGCGGAAGCCAAGAAGGCAGCCAGTCGATTTGCTCCGGCCGCACCACCTAAGGTGGTCGCGGCCGGAGGCAAGAAGGTGTGAATATGGAATGGTCGACTGCATGCACGGACTGGGAGTCCAGGCTGGTAGAGCGGCGGTCGATCATCCCTGCGCCCATCTTCCCGGAAGAGGCCGAGCGTGCCCTGGCGATCTTCAAGGAACTGCGCGTCGTCGATCTGCCTGGCAAGCCGACCTTTGGCGAGTGCAGCGAACAGTGGGTGTTCGATTACGTGGCGGCGATCTTCGGCGGTTACGAATCGGACACCGGCAAGCAGCTCATCCGCGAGTACGGACTGCTGATCAGCAAGAAAAACACGAAGTCGACCATCGCGGCCGGCATCATGCTGACGGCGCTGATCTTGTGCTGGCGCGATGAGGAAGAGCATCTGATCCTCGCGCCGACCAAGGAAGTCGCGGACAACAGTTTCAAGCCGGCCGCCAGCATGGTGCGCGAGGATGAGGAGCTCGCGGCCCTGTTCCACATTCAGGACCACATCCGGACTATCACGCATCGCGTGAACCGGAACAGTCTGAAGGTGGTTGCGGCAGACACGGACACCGTATCCGGGAAAAAGTCCGGCAAGGTGCTGGTGGACGAGCTCTGGCTCTTCGGTAAGCGGGCCAATGCCAGTGCCATGTTCATGGAAGCGCTGGGCGGCCAGGTGTCGCGCGACGAAGGTTGGGTGATCTATCTGACCACACAGTCCGACGATTCCCCCGCCGGCGTGTTCAAAGAGAAGCTGGACTACTGGCGAGACGTCCGCGACGGGAAGATCGTCGATCCCAAGACGCTGCCGGTCCTTTACGAGTTCCCGCAGCGGCTGATCGACGCCAAAGCCTATCTGGATCCGCAGTATTTCTACGTCACGAACCCGAATATCGGCCGATCTGTCAGCGCTGAGTGGCTGGAAGACCAGCTGCGGAAAGTCCTGCAGAAGACGGATGGAACCCTACAGCAATTCCTGGCCAAGCACCTCAACGTCGAAATCGGCTTGAATCTCCGGTCGGACCGATGGTCGGGTGCCGATTTCTGGATTGTCCAGACTGACCGCCGCCTGGTGATGGAAGACATCTTCGACCGCTCGGAGGTGATAACGGCAGGGATCGACGGTGGGGGGCTCGATGACTTGCTGGGCGCCGGTTTGATCGGACGTGAGCGTCGCACTGGGAACTGGTTGCATTGGGGGAAAGCCTGGGCGCACAAATCCGTGCTGGCCCGCCGCAAGACTGAGGCACCGCGCTTCCGCGATTTCGAGAGCGACTGCGATCTGATGATCGTCGAGCAATTGGGTGAGGACGTTGACGACCTCACTTCAATCATGGCGAAGGTCTACGCCAGTGGGCTACTGGAAAAAATCGGCGTTGACCCTAGCGGTGTCAATTTCGACGACGAGCTGGTCACCGCCGGCATCCCGGCAGAGATGCTGATAGGCATTTCGCAGGGGTGGAAGCTCGGCGGCACCATCAAGACGGTTGAGCGGAAGCTGGCCGAGGGCACGTTCTGGCATGCCGGACGGCCAATGATGGCCTGGTGCGTTGGTAACGCGAAAGTCGAGCAGCGTGCCAACGGCATCCTGATCACGAAGCAGGCGAGCGGAACGGCCAAGATCGACCCACTGATGGCGCTGCTGAACGCGGCGCACCTCATGAGCCTGAACCCCGGCCCCAAGGGTCGGTCCTTCTGGGACACAGCATGAAGCGACTGAAAGAGATCCTGACGCGCGCCGGATCGTTGGCCATTTCCTGGGTTCCGGATGCGGTAATGGTCGCTGGCGCCAGTGCAATTTCCTACGGTGCCTGGCAGATCTACGAGCCGGCAGGTTCTATTGTTGGCGGTGCACTGGCGCTCACAGGTGGCGTGTTGTTGGCGAGGAGCGCGAAATAATGGGATTCCTTGCTAAGGCGGTCAGCGAGCGAAAAGCGACTGAGCTGACCTATGACCAGATCGCAGGCCTGATTGACGGCGTTGGCGGCGGCAAGATTGCTGGTGTTGTCGTCACTGACAAGACGGCACTACAGGTGGCCACCGTCCTTGCCTGCGTCAAGGCGATTGCGGACGGCTGCGCCACGCCAAACCTGCACGTCTACCGTGAGACGAAGGACGGCGGCCGTGAGAAGGCCACGAACATTCCTGAGTATCGACTCTTGTCGCGCCGCCCGAACGAGTGGCAGACATCGTTCGAGTGGCGACGTCAGATGACAGTGCATGCGGCGCTGACTGGCACCGGCCTGTCTATCAAGGTGCGGGGCGACAACCGACGCGTGCGTGAGTTGATCCCGATCGAGCCAGGCCAGTGGGATGTCCGTCGCGTCTCGCGATACGAGGTGCGGTATCGATGTTGGGATCAGTGGGGCATGATCGGCGAGTTCGAGCCGGATGATGTTTTCGTCATCAACGGCCTGCAATGGGACTGGCTGAAGAGCATGAATGCCGTAATGCTGGCCCGATCCGCGATCGGTCTAGCGATTGCGACGGAGAAGAGCCAGGCGTCCATGCACGCCAATGGACTTCGGCCCAGCGGCACCTACTCCGTGACAGGCACCCTGGATCCGGAGCAGCACGAGCGCCTGACCGCGTGGATCAAGCGAAAGGCTGGCCCGGAGAACGCTGGAACGCCACTGGTCCTCGACCGTGACGCGAAATGGTTCAACACCGGTCTGTCCGGTGTGGACGCACAAAGCGTGGAGACGCGGCGGCTGCAGGTAGAGGAAATCTGTCGCAGCTACGGCGTTTTCCCAATCATGGTCGGCCATTCGGACAAGACGGCGACGTTTGCTAGTTCGGAAGCGTTCTTCGCCGCGCACGTCAAGCATACGTTGGCGCCCTGGCACCGCACTTGGTGCCAGCGCATGGACGAAATGCTCCTCGATGGCTCCGGCCCGCTCTATGCGGAATTTGACGTCCGGTACCTGATGGCGGGCTCCATGAAGGACCGAGCAGTTTGGGCTCGGACTATGGCCGAGATGGGCATCTACACCCGGAACGAGATTCGAGATGAGGACGGCAAGGAACCCCTGCCGGGCCTCGATGAGCCCCTGACGCCGCTAAACATGACGCGCGGCAACCCGCAAGGAACCAACGATGAAACGGGCAATGCTTGAGTGTCGCAACGCACCAGGTGGTCGCGAAGTGCGCAACGTCGCGCTTCAGATCAAAGCCATCTCCGATGATGGAACGATCGAGGGCTACGGGTCGGTGTTCGGCGTACGTGACAACTACGACGATGTCATCGCAAAGGGCGCGTTCGCTGGCAGTCTGACCCTGCATAAGTCGGAAGGAACGATGCCGGCCATGCTCTGGCAGCATGATCCGAACGAGCCGATCGGAGTGTGGTCGGAAATGTCCGAGGATGACCGTGGCCTGCTCGTCAAGGGGAAGCTCGCCCTTGAGACGACTCGCGGTAAGGAGGCCTACGCGCTGCTGAAGCTCGGTGCCATCTCCGGCCTGTCGATTGGCTTTATGTCCAAACAGTGGACGTACGACCGCGAAACCGACGTCCGCACGCTTACCGAGATTGACCTGTGGGAAGTCTCGATGGTTACGTTCCCGGCCAATGAGAAGGCCCGGATCACCAACGTCAAGGCTGCATCGGAAGACCTTGCAGCCCCGAAAGATGCTGAGCGAATCCTGCGTGATGCCGGATTCAGCAAAGCCGACGCGACGGCATTTGTGTCGCGCGTCATGCAGATGGGAGAAGAGCGGAGGGATTCCGCGGATTCGACCGTGCAGGCAATGAAGGCCGCCCAGCGGCTGTTGTCCTCCCTTAACTCCTGAAATAGGTACACCATGAACCAAATGCACCGCGATTTCGGCGCGTTCCGCGCCAAGATGCTGGCCCTGACCGCCATCGGCATGATTGCCACGCTCCAGCTGCGCGACGATCCGACCATCAAGTCGGTAGCCGATGCAATCGATGCGATCGGTAAGGCCTTCGATGAGTACAAGAAGACCAACGACCAGCGTATCGAGGCCATCAAGAAGGGCCAGTCCACGGATGCGCTGGACGCCAAGCTCGCCAAGATGGACGAGCACATGAATGGCCTGTCCGATCAAAAGGGCCGGCTGGAGAGGCTGGAGGCAAAGTTGGCCCGCCCGGGCGCGCTGCCGAGCGGTGGACGTCAGGACGACGAGACACCCGAGGTCGCTGAGTATCGCGAAGCACTTGCCAACTGGATCCGCAAGTCGAACGACATCGATCGTGAGGCGCGGCTGAAGGAGACGATTGGCGCGATCACCGCAAAGTCCAACGGCAATCAACTGGAGCGGCGCGCCGCCCAGGTGATCACCTCGACCGGTTCGGCCGGTGGCTTCGCGCTCCCGGAGATCATCGAACGCCAGATCGCACGCCTGACGGTGGATATTTCGCCGATCCGCCAGCTGGCGACTGTCCGTACGGTGGGCAGCCCCGACTACAAGGAACTGATTGACATCGGGGGCGCCGCATTTGAATGGCTGGGCGAAGGCGACACCCGCAACCAGACGAATACGTCGGATCTGGCGGAAGTCGCGCCGACCTTCGGCATGGCATCGGCCAAGCCGCAGGCGTCGGAAGAGTCGCTGGACGACCTGTTCTTTGATGTCGAGAGTTGGCTGATCCAGACGGCGTCCGAGGCAATTGGCCAGGGTGAGGGGGCGGCGTTTATCAACGGCAACGGCACCAAGAAGCCCACCGGCATCCTGGCGGGCCCGGCTCCGGTGGCGACCGCCGATTCCACGCGCGCCTTTGGCACCCTCCAGTACGTGGCATCGGCCCAGGCCGCAGCACTGCCCACTTCGGCCGACGTGTTCTACGACCTGGTGTACTCGCTGCGCGCGCGCTACCGCAACAACGCAAACTGGCTGACGAGCAAGCTGGTGCTGGCCGCGATGCGCAAGTACAAGGACTCGACCGGTCAGTATCTGTGGCAGCCGTCTGTGGCAGCCGGCCAACCGTCGATGTTCATGGGCTACGGCGTGACCGAGGCCGAAGACATGCCGGCTGTGGCGGCCAACGCATTCCCCGTCGCGTTCGGTGACTTCAAGGAGGGCTATCTGATCGTTGACCGCGTGGGCATGCGTATCACCCGCGATGAGATCACCACGCCTGGCTTCGTGAAGTTCTACGTGCGCAAGCGCGTGGGCGGCAAGCTCCGCAACACCCAGGCCATCAAGCTGCTGAAGGTCGCAGCCTCCTGATCGACCCCGATCGAATGACCTGAACCGCACGGCGGCCTTGTAGTAGGCCGCCGCGCACGGAGAACTTCATGAAACTCATTGCATTGCAGGACTTCAAGTGGGCCCACCGCGGCTGCATCGTCGAGGAATTCGAGAAGGGTCAGGAAATCCATACGGATGACCAGGATCTGATCGATGTATCCCGGCGCGAGGGTTGGGCCGAGGATGGCGACGCGGCTGACCGTGCGCGGGAGGAGGCTGCCGTCGCCGCTCGTGCGGCTGCTGATGCCGAGGCGAAGGCAAAGGCGGAAGCCGCAGCCCGCGAAGCCGCCGAAGCGGAGGCACGGGCTAAGGCAGCAGCAGAGGCGGAAGCTGCCGAAAAGGCGAGGGTGGAAGCCGAAGCTGCTGAAAAGGCCAAGGCCGATGCAGAAGCCGCTGAGAAAGCAAAGGCTGAGGCAGAAGCCGCCGCCAAGGACGCTGAAGAAAAGGCCAACAAGCCTGCCGATAACAAGGCGCGCAAGGCCGCACCGGAGAACAAGTAAGCCATGGCTCTGCGACGCACAACACAACCGACCGCTGAGCCGGTTCTGCTCGCAGAGGCCAAGCTGCATCTCCGCGTCGACCATGACGACGAGGATGAGCTGATCGACGAGCTCATCACTGCCGCTCGGGAGACCTGCGAGAAGCGTCTGCGTCGCACGCTGCTGACAAGCGGCTGGACTCTTACGCTGGACAGCTTCTCGGAGTTGCGCTGCCTCGAGAACCCACCGGTGGTCAGCGTGGGCAGTATCAGCTATCTGGACTCGTTGTCGGCATCGCAGACGCTGGACCCGGCGGCGTACGACGTTGATTTTGCCAGTGAGCCGGCACGCATCCGGCCGGCGTCGAGCTGGCCTTCCACCGCAGCAAAGATGGCGGCCGTGACCGTCGTCTACACGGCTGGTTACCAGAGTGCGGCTGACATTCCCCGACCGATCAAACAGTGGATGCTGCTGGCGATCGGCGAGATGTACGAAAACCGCGAAGGGCTGCCGGAGAACTTCAACGACCGGTTGCTCGACCCCTACAAGATCTGGGGCTGACCATGAAGGCTGGAAAACTCAATCGGCGCATCAGGATCGAGCGGCCTGGCGCTGTGCCGGATGCCTTGGGTCAGCCGACCCCTGGGTGGTCGCTTGTTGCAGAGGTCTGGGCGGACATTCGGCACCTGAATGGCCTTGAGACGCTGAAGGCCGACCAGCCGAAGTCTGTGGTGAAGGCCAGCATGCGGATTCGATACCGGGCTGACATCGACGCGTCGATGCGGGTCGTGTACGGTGCCGCCGTCTATGACATTCAGGCGGTTCTGCCGGATGAAGAGGACCGTGACCGGCTGGACTTGGCGTGCGAGATTGGAGCATCGGATGGCTGAATCCGCAGAATCAACTGTCGCGACGGCCTTGGGCGGAACCGGGATCAAGTTCTTCCCGGATGTCGCACCTACAGGCACGGCGGGTCCATATCTCACCTACCAGGCGGTCGGAGGTCAGGACGTCAACGACATGTCGGGCCCTGCTGACCTTGAGAACGCCCGGATGCAGATCAACGCGTGGGCGGTGACCCGCGCGGGCGCAATAGCCGCTTTGCGTAGCGCGCGAAGCGCGCTGGTGGCGGTCGGTGGACTCCCAATCGGAGCGCCGGTAAGTACCTACGAACCGGACACCAAGCTTTACGGATCCAGGCTCGACTTTAGCCTTTGGTTCAAGCCGTAACTCTAAAACGGCTTTTCCCTGCCCGCTCTGCGCGGGCTTTTTCATTTGACGAGGTCAAAATGCCATCTACCGCAATTTCCGCGCAGGGGTCGAAACTCGAAATCTCCAGCACTGCTGGGTCGGGCAAGACGATTACCGCTGTGGCGGTTGGATTTCCCACCGTTCTTACGTCCGCCGCACACGGCCTGAGCAACGGCGACGTTGTGACGCTGGCCGGTCTGACTGGCGCGGACGCCGCGCTGCTGAACGGTCAGACCGCCGTGGTCAAGTACAAGTCGGCGAACACGATCGCCGTGGACATCGATACGACGGGCAAAACGATCACCGCGGCCGGCACGTTCACCCCCCTGGGTTGGACCAAGGTCGAGAACCTGGTGTCCTTCAAGGGCTTCGACGGTCAGGCCAGCGAACTGGACGTCACCGACCTGGACTCGACGGCCAAGGAATTCATGCTCGGGCTGCAGGACTGGGGTACCTTCAGCTTCGATGTGAACCGTGACATGAACGACGCCGGCCAGCAAGCCGTCGATGCGTCCAAGCGCGCGGGGACGCAGAAGGCCTACAAGCTGACCATGCCGAATGGCAAGACCAAGACCTTCAATGCCTACTGCAAGAACAGCCCGCTGGAAGGCGGCGTTGACCAGGTGCTGAAGACCTCCGGTGTGACGCTGCGCATTACCGGCGACGTGGTGGACGCATAACATGGGCATGCTCACGAAAGCAGCAATTCTGGCCGCGGTGGACCTCGAAACGAAAGACGTCGAGGTCCCCGAGTGGGGCGGTACCGTTCGTGTTGCCATGATGTCGGGCAAGGCCCGCGACGAGTTTTTCGCACGGCAGGGCGAGGGCAAGGTGCCATACAGCCAATTTTCCGCCAGCGTACTGGTGGCGACTGTGGTGGGCGAGGACGGAGCGGCGCTCTTCGAAGATGCCGACATCGAGGCGCTCCGGGCAAAAAGCCTGGCAGCTATGGAGCGCGTCCTGGCGGTGTCCCTCAAGCTCAACGGCATCGGCGCCAACGCGACCGAGGAAGCGGAAAAAAACTCCGGCGCCGCCCCGAGCGGCGATTCTGGTTCCGTCTCGCCCTCGCCCTTGGAAAGTCAGTAGCCGAGGCGCAGGCGTGCATCTCTGGCGCCGAGTTCAACGAGTGGATGGCCTTCCACAAGCTTGAGCCGTGGGGCAGCCACTACGACGACCTCCGGGCCGGGGTGGTGACGTCGATGATCGGCAACGTGCATCGAGACAGGAAGAGGCAGGCGAATCCGTTCGGCGATCTGGACTTCATTCCGTGGAATGAGCATTCCCGCGCAGGACGCGCAGCGGAGCCCATCTTGCTGGACGACGCGGAAGCCCAGTCGAACCTGATCGATCAGATGATGTTCCCAAAGAGGCAGTAATGGCGAAGCCGAGATCCGTCACAGTCGAGAACGAGGACGCGCTGAAGGCAGCGCTCAACGACCTGGATGAGATCGCCAGTGAGTCGGTGCTCCGCCAGGCCGCCGTCGCCGGCGCGCGCGAGATCCATGCCGAAGTGAAGCTGCGCGCGCCGGTCGACAAGGGCATCTATGAGGGCAAGCAGAGCAAGCGTCCGTTCGGGTTCCTGCGCGAGCACATCATCATCGCGTACGACGAGGAAGTGTCCATTCCTGGCCGATTGGCATCGTACATCGTGACGTGGTCCAAGGAGGCGTTCTACGGCCGGTTCCTCGAGTACGGCACGTCGAAGATGGCCGCGCAGCCGTTCCTCCGACCCGGCTTCGAGGCAAAGCGGAAGGCCGCCTCCGCCGCAGTCGACGAGGTCATCCAGCAAAAGGCGAAGGAGTTTTCCGGTGGCAAATGAAACCGTAGTTCGCGTCACAGCTGACGCCAGCGGATACAAGGCCGAGCTGGACAAGGCCCGGGCCAGCGCTGATGCCTTCATTGCGAAGCAGGAAGAGGCAGCACGCCGCACAAAGGCAGCGCAGGACGCAGTGGCAGAGGCGGCCAAGAACGGTTCCGACGCCAGCGCACGTGCGATCAACGCGTACGTCCAGCAGGTTGCGCGCTTGTCGGAGTCGGCCGGCAAGACCCGTGTTCAGCTGCTCGAGCAAAAGGCTGCCCAGCTGGGCGTGACCGAGGCCGTCGCCGACTACCTCAACAAGCTGAAAGAGGTGGAGCGCAACTCCGGCGGCGGAAAGAAGGTGCAGGACGCGCTCGAGGGCGTGGGCGTATCGGCCAGGCAGACGGCCGCCGCCATGCGCATGGTGCCGGCCCAGATGACGGACATTGTGACGCAGCTGGCCGGCGGGCAGAGCCCGCTGCTGATCCTGACGCAACAGGGTGGTCAGCTGAAGGACATGTTCGGCGGCATCGGGCCGGCAGTGCGCGCGGTTGGGACGTACGTGTCCAGCTTGATTAATCCGTTGACGGTCACCGCCGCTGCAGCGGCAGCGCTGGGCTATGCGTTCTACGCAGGCAACAAGGAAGCCAAGGAGTTCAACAATACCCTGGCTCTGACGGGTAACTATGCCGCTCAGACCGCGTCGTCGTTCCAGGGGCTGGCGCGCCAGGTGGCTTCGGATGCCAATTCATCGTTCGGCGATGCGCGTGACGTGCTGCTGGACCTCACGAAGAGCGGACGCTATACCTCCAGCGAGATGGAGTCGCTGGCCGCGGTGATCCTTCGGACCTCTCGGGCAACGGGCGAGTCGCTGGAAAACGTCAGCAAGGACTACGCAAAGCTGGCCGAAGATCCGGCAAAGTGGGCAGCAGAGCACAACCAGTCCATGCACTTCATGGACGTGGCGACCTACCAGCACATCGTGGCGCTGCAGGAGTCAGGAGACAAGCACGCCGCCCTGAAGGCGGTAATTGACGCCACGACGGCCCAGGTTGCCAGTTCTTCTGTCGCCAATCTGTCCAAGGCTGAGCAGGCGTGGCGCAGTGCCACCGCGGCAGTCTCCCGCTTCTGGGAAGAAACCAAGAAGGGACTGTCTACCGGCCCGACGCTGCAGGACCGGATCGACACGCTGATGGGCGAGCGTAGTGACATCCAGAGCAACCCTCTGGCCGCCGGCCGCGTCAAGCAAATCGATCAGCAGGTCGCACTACTTCAAGAGCAGCAGCGCATCGAGCAACGGGCGGCTGAGACGCAGGCGGCGAACGCCAAGCGGCAGGAAGCTGCCATCGCCGCCCAGCAGCGTGTCGACAAGATGGCCGACACGGTGATGTCGAACGCCCAGCGCCGCCAGAAGGAGCTGGAGAAGCTGCAGAAGGACCGCGAGGCGATCTTGGCCGGTGGCGGCAAGTTCTCGGACGAAGACTATGCCAAGCTGGTGGCGGGGATCAACGACAAGTACAAGGATCCGAAAACCCCGAAGGCCAAGGCCGTTCAGGATGACGCGGCAACTCGTTTCATCCAGCAAATCCGCGATCAGGACGCTGCTACCCGCGCCGCGTTGGAGTCGAGCGACAAGCTGACAAACGCCGAAAGGATGCAGGCCAAGTTCCTCCAGGACATTTCCGACCTGAAGGAAAAGAAAATCCTCACGGCGGACCAGAAGAGCTTGCTGGCGCGGCAAGATGAAATCAAAGCGACGCTTCAGCAGTACGTCGCCGATGATCGGCGCCTTAAAGTGAAGGAGGACATCGCCAAGCTGGAGGAGCGGTCGGCAGCAGTAAATGCCCAGATCAGCAACTACCAGAAGTCTCAGAACGAGCAGTACCAGCGGCAACTGGACGCCATCGGGCGCGGCGGTGAGGCGCAGCGCCAGGCGGAGGCAGTCAAGTCGATCCACACCCAGTACGAGAATCTGCAGCTGCAGTTGGAGAAGGCAACGCCGGCGGCTGCGCGCAACTCCGAGGCCTACGTAAAGGCGCAGAAGGACATCAGCGACGGCCTCCAGCAGTCGCTGGCGGACTACGATACCTACTACTCGACGCTTCGCGAGAAGCAGACGGACTGGGTGAACGGCGCCACCGAGGCCATGGCCAACTACGCTGATTCGTCGCGCAATGCGATGGCTCAGGCCAGCAATGCCGCGACCAATGCGTTCAAACGTATGGAGGACGGCATTGTCGCCTTCGCGACCACCGGTAAGTTCAACTTCGGCGACTTCGCCCAGGCGGTGATTGCGGACCTGATCCGCATTCAGGCTCGCGCGGCGTTGTCAGGGCTGTTCGGACAACTGGTAGGGCTGGCCACCGGCGCGTTGGGCGGCGCCGGCGGTACCGACACCGGTACGGCGGGCATCTCCAGTACGTCCCCTGTGGACATGAGCACGGTAACCGGGGTGGAAATGCGCGCCGGTGGCGGCTCTGTAAATGCTGGTCAGCCGTATATCGTCGGGGAAGTCGGCCCTGAGTTGTTCGTGCCCCCTGCCTCTGGAAGCATTGTTCCGAACGGCGCGCTTGGCAGCGTCGGCGCGGCTGGTGGTGGGGATGTGACGATCAATCAAAACATCCACATCGACAGTCGCTCCGACCAGGCGGTGATCTTGACGGCAATGAGGCAAGCGAAGGACGCCGCGGTCGCGGAGGTCAAGAAGAACTTCGCGCGTGGCGGAGACATCAGCCAAACAGCCAGGAGATAAGCATGGCAGTCCTCGACTGGCCTGACGGCATTGTTCCGTCGAAGGCGACGTGGAACCTGAAGTCGAATACGGAAAGCTTCACGTCGCCGCTTAACGGCTCGTCGCAAACCATTGAGCGGCCTGGTGCGCGATGGAAGGTTTCACTGGAGTTCCCGCCTCTGAAGGATCCCGATCGTGGTCGGCTGGAGGCCTTCCTTGCCGCCCTCAACGGCATGGCGGGTCGATTCACAATCTGGCCGCATGGGCGGCCTGGTAGCTCTCCCTACAGCCCGCTTGTCAACGGAACTCTGACGGACTTTAAATCACTTCCGACCAAGTCTTGGCCAGCTTCAACGGTGGTCCTGCGCGCGGGAGATTTTCTAGCCGTAAATGGCGAACTGAAGATGGTTACTGCGGACGTGACCAGCGATTCGAGTGGGCTGGCTAGTGTTCCGGTATCGCCACCGTTCCGAAAGGCTCCGGCGGCAAACTCGGTGATCACGCTGAACAAGCCGCGGGCGACGATGATGCTGGCCTCAGACGAAAACGGGATAGCGGTCGTCCAGGGAAGGTTCTCGGACTCTGTGGCGATAGGGATGATTGAGGTGTTCTTATGACGCGCGCCTTGGATGGAGGGACTGTCTCGGCAGTTACTTCCGGCCATGTTCCATACCTGTTCTTCGTGGAGTTGGGGTTCTCGAGTCCGCTTCGTGTCTGCAGCGCCGGCTATGACATGGATTGGAACGGATTTACGTGGATGGGGCTCGGTGCACTCGGCAGTATCGAGCCTGTCGAGGAGCAGGCGGGCCTGGAGGCCATCGGCGTTAGCCTGACTTTGACTGGCGTCCCGAGCGATATGGTCGCGATCTCGTTGCTGGAGCAGTACCAGGGTAAGCCTTGCCAGATATGGTTTGCACCGCTCCGCGAGGACATGCAGCTCGTGGTGCAGCCAACGCGTCTGTTCTCTGGACGGATGGACACGATGAACACGGAAGTGGGCGATACGGCGACAATCACCCTTTCGGCTGAGTCCCGCATGGTTTCCTGGGATCGACCGAGAACCCGTCGCTTTAACAACGAGGATCAGCAGAGCCGCTATCCGGGGGACCGCGGCCTCGAGTTCGTGGCGCAGATGGTAGAGAAAAACCTGACTTGGGGGCGTGGATGATGCGTCTGGATGACTGGCCTACGAGACTGGCCGCCTTTGTCGAAGCCCGCCGAGAGCGGGCTTTTTCTTGGGGCGAATCCGACTGCTGCCTTTTTGTCTGTGACGGCGTGGAAGCGATTACCGGTGTGGATCCTGCGGCCCGTTGGCGCGGTCTGTACACGAGCGAGAAGGGAGCGCGCCGGCTCCTGCGAGACAACGGCGGAGTGGCGGGGCTGGCGGAACTGGCCTTCGGCTCTCCGATTCAGACACCACTGGCTGGCCGTGGCGATGTGGTGCTTATCGATACGCCGGCCGGAGAGGCACTTGCCCTATGCACTGGGCAAGTGATTGCCGCGCAAGGTGAGGTCGGTCTCGAATTCCATCCCATTGGCGCCGCAAAGGCTGCATGGAAAATTTAGGAGAAGCGCATGCCAGCAGCTGCAGCAGCTGCAGTAGCTTCAGCAATCTTTAGTGCAGCAGGTGGTGTTGCGGCCGGTGCATTTGCTGTGGCTGCTGCAACGATAGCGTACGGCGCCGCGTTCGCGGTGGTATCGCTTGGTATTTCCTTCGCCATTGGCTCCCTCATGGGCGCGGTGTTCAAGCCCCGCAGTCAGAACGGCTTCTCGGCAGAGGCGCAAGGCCGCTCACAGGTCGTGCGGTCCAATATCCAGCCGCGCAATCTCATCTACGGCCGGGCCATGACATCTGGCCCTTTGGTGTTTGCGGCAAGCACCGACGAGGGTGACGCCAAGAACCGATACATGCACCTGGTTATCGCGCTGGCAGACCATGAGTGCGACGCGATCGAGGAAATCTATCTAGGGGAGGATCCGGTCGGGCCGTTGGACGGCAGTGGGTATGTCACGAACAGCAAGTTCATGAAGAACTACGGTCAGGTGCGTACGGACGTCATGCCCGTGAGCATGGGTGGCGGTGAACAAGCGGTCATCTCGATGCCGTACTTTATCTGGCGCGTGATCTCCGTGGTGGCCAACCTTTCGGATGGGTCCTCGCAGGTCGTCAAGGACTTCACTTGGGACGAAAATAGCCCCACGCTTCGGATGCGCGGCATGTCACCCGACACCACGTCTGTCACCGTGAACTACGAAACGCGCTATGTACGCGCCTTCGTCAGGGTGAAGAAGCATCTGGGCAGCGCCGACCAGGCCGCCGACAACGATCTGGTTTCCGAGGTGTCAGACTGGACATATGACCACCGGTTGCAGGGAATTTGCTACATCTACGTCCGCCTGGAATACAACTCGGATCTGTTCCCGAACGGCATTCCGAATGTGAAGGCGCTGGTGAGAGGCAAGCGGCTCTATGATCCACGTAAGGGGATCACGGCGTTCACGGATAACTGGGCGCTGTGCGTTTACGACTACCTGCGCGACGAGCGGGGTTTCGGATGCGCTGACTCGGACATCGATCTGCAGTCGGTAGTGACTGCGGCGAACATCAGCGACGAGACTGTTGCCCTGGCAGGCGGCGCTGGCCAGTTCCGCTATCGCTGCAATGGGGTGGTGATGTCGGACAAGTCGCCACGTGACAACTTGTCGGAGATGGCTTCGGCGGGCGGCGGCCCGATCGTGATCAGTGGAGGTGTCTTCCGCGTTTTCGCGGGGGCGTACGACATTCCAACGGTCACGCTCACGGAAGATGACCTGCGCGGACCGGTCAAGGTATCACCTCGGATCTCCCGCAAGGACCTGTTCAATGTCGTGAAGGGCACTTTCGTTGATCCGTCGAACGCATGGCAGCCTTCGGATTTTTCGGCAGTAAAGAACTCCACCTATGCGACGCAGGACGGAGAGGTCATCGAGCGCGACATAGAGCTGCCTTTCACTACGGACGCGATCATGGCCCAGCGCCTGGCCAAGATCATCCTGGAGCGGTCGCGGCAAGGCATCGTCGTTGACTTCCCGGCGAAGCTGACGGCCTTTCGGCTGATGGCCTACAGCACGGTCTATCTGAAGCTGGACAAGTTCGGTTGGACCAATAAGGTCTTCCGTGTCATGTCGTGGAAGATGAGCTCCGATGGCGGCATTGACCTGGTGCTGAACGAGGAAGGCTCAACGGTCTACGACTGGAATTACGGAGACGCGACAGTAACAGACCCGGCGCCGGACACCAATCTTCCGGACCCGTACGTGGTGGAAGCGCTCGGCCAGATCAGCATGGATTCTGGCGAGGATCAGCTGATTTTGAGCCAGAGCGGCGTGGTGACGTCACGGATTCTTGTGTCATGGCCGCCGGCTCGGGAATCGTCGCTCGCGCAGACTGGCCGAGTGGAGATGCAGTACATCCGGGCCGATGGCGGGGATTGGACGCCGCTCGCGCCGCTGACCGCGGACACGACCAGCACCTACATTTCGCCGGTGGACGACGGCAAGCCGTACGTGGTCAGGGGCCGGTTTGTTTCAGCCCTGGGCGTTCGCAGTCCGGATTGGACTTACTCCGTGGTCCACATCGTAGTCGGGAAGTTGTCGCCGCCGGCCAACATGACGGGCCTGTCGCTGAATGCCCTGAACGGCATGGCCAATCTGACGTGGGACAGCGCGGTTGATCTGGACGTACGTAATGGCGGCCAGGCAAGAATTCGGCACACGACGGATCTGGTGCAGCCGAGCTGGGGCAGCGCCATCGACATCGGCGGGTTGATCTCGGGCGCGGCGAACTCGGCACAGTTGCCGCTGCTGACGGGGGTGTATCTCGGGAAGTGGATCGACTCGACCGGGCACGAGTCACCACAGGCAGACATTGTGATCACCACGGCGCCGTCGCTGGTGGATCTGAACATTGTCGCAACCGTCGCCGAACATCCGACGTTCGCGGGCGCAAAGACGGACGTGGTGCTGGACCCTGCGCTCAACGGTATCAAGCTCGTCGGTGCTGGACTGATCGATGATCAGGGGCTGATTGATGCGACAGGGTTGTGGGATACCCAACCTGCTATCGATGGGCTCGGAAAGATCGACGACGTGGTCGGGCAGGGCGGCTGGGGGCTGATCGACTCTCTCGGTGGTGTCGTTGGAAGTGGGTCTTACGCTTTCGCTCAGTCGCTGGATCTCGGTGTGGTCGAGAAGTCCAGGTTGACGGCGACGATAGACGCGGTGTCGTTTGATACCGGCGACATGATCGACTTCCGCACAGATCTCATTGATTCGTGGTTGGACATCGATGGAGCCCTGATTAACGACACGTCGGTTGTGCTGTATGTGCGAACCACGGAGGACGACCCCGCCGGCTCGCCCGCCTGGACGGAATGGCAGCGGTTTGCCATGGGTGACTACGAGGCCCGCGCATTCCAGTGGAAAGTCGACATGGCAAGCGAGTCGGCTACGCACAACGTCGTCGTGACTGGCTTGTCGGTCAGCGTGGATATGCCAGATCGCATCGACTACGCGCGCGGCGTGGTGTCTGCTGCCGGCCCGCAGCTCGTGACGTTTGACCGGGCATTTCGGATCGTGCCAGCCATTGGCGTCACCGCCCAGAACATGGCGCAGGGCGACTACTTCACCGTCACCTCGCCAGGCCAGGCCGGATTCACGGTCAACTTCTTCAACGCAGCAGGTACGCCGATCTCCCGCAGATTCGACTGGGACGCGAAAGGCTATTAACGAGAGAGGAAAAGCATGTCTCAACATGACATGGACATTGCCAACCAGTCTGGGGCCAGCTTCCGCGCTGACCTGAATCTGGCGTTGCAGGCGCTGGCTGGCAACAGTTCTGGCACGTCTGCCCCAACGGCGACGTTCCCGTATCAATTCTGGGCGGACTCCAGTGCAGGCGTTCTGAAGATGCGCAATGCAGCGAACACCGCGTGGATCTCGCTCGGTCTGCTCGGCGTCGCCAACCTTGGGCACATCCTTCCCGGCGCGATCGTTTATCACGGGAAGAACGCCGCGCCGGCAGGCTACCTGAAGTGCAACGGTGGCGCAGTCTCCAGGGCGACATATTCTGACCTTTTCGCTGAGATTGGCATTACGTTCGGCGCGGGCGACGGTTCTACCACGTTCAACGTTCCGGAACTGAGAGGCGAGTTCATCCGGGTGTGGGACGACAGTCGAGGCATCGACGCCGGGCGCACGTTTGGTAGCGCGCAGGCTGACGATTTCAAATCTCACTTTCACAACTGGGGTGCGAATAACTTGACTCAAACGTCTGTGGGCGCTGGTATGCCCGGGTTTAGTGGAACGCCGGCTGGTCAAACTAGTTCCACCGGAGGCACGGAAACCCGTCCCCGAAATATCGCGTTGCTGGCCTGCATCAAGTACTAGAGGGATCCCATGGACATCTACAACTACCACCCATTGACAGGTGAATATCTGGGCACCGGTCGTGCGGACGACAACCCGCTGGAGCCGGACAACCCGATTGTGAGCGGTTGGGCGACAAAGCTGGCACCTCCGGACGCGTCAACTGGGAGGGTAGCGGTCTACCGGACGCCGTCCGGGATCGCACCGCAGAACTGGCCGGACGGCGCATGGACGTTGGTGCCTGACTATCGCAGCACGCCTCTGTTCCGTACGGCAGACGGCTCGGCATTCGAGTTGGGGCCGGAATACAACGGTATCGGCGACCTGCTGCCGTTCCTGACGGACGAGCCGCGCCCGTCCCCTGCTCACGTCTGGCAGAACGACGAATGGGCGCTTGACCAAGCACTGGAGACCTCGCAGCTGACGGCGGCTGCCGGGGCGAAGCGTGACGCGCTGCTCGTAGAAGCCGATGCGGAAATGCAGCCGCTGATCGATAGCTTCTTCCTCGGCGAGAACACGCCGGGGGAAGACGTCAAGCGCATTGCGCTGAGTCAATACCGTAAGGCGTTGCGCGCGATCACGTCGCAGCCCGGATTCCCGCGCACCATCAACTGGCCGGTGAAGCCGGCGTAACCGCCAGTCGCAGTGCTCCCAACGGCCGCCTTAGAGCGGCCTTTTTTAATTCTGGAGTTTGCAAATGGCATCGAACTTGAAGTACTCGGCTGCTCTGAAGAACGCCCAACAGAACGCGATCACGTCAACCCTTGGTGCGAATGCGGTACTCGATCTCTATAGCGGGTCGCAGCCGGCGAGCCCAGACACTGCCGTCTCCTCGCAGGTACTGTTGGCGTCCCTGACCTGTAACGCGACGTTCGCGCCGGCGGCCTCGGGTGGCGTGCTCACTCTTAACGCCATCTCCAACGGAACCGGCACGGCTGGCGCTGGCGCTGGCACCGTCGCCACCTGGTATCGGCTCCGCACGTCCGGCGGAACGGCCCATATCGACGGTACCGTCGGTATCTCAGGCGCCGACCTGAACATCAACAACACCAACATCGCGACCGGGCAGACGGTCAGCGTGACATCCAGCACCTACACCAACGCCAACTAAAGGTAGTCCATCGTGCCGACTATCGTCTTAACTAGCGGCACCTCTTGGACAGTCCCGCCGGACTGGACCAACATCAACACCGTGCGCTCGCACGGGGCAGGCGGTGGGGGCGGAGGCGCCAACGGTGCCAGCGGCCACGCCGGCGGCGGCGGTGGCGGCGGCGCCTTCTCGGAGATCGCCAACCTGGCGCTAACGCCGGGGCAGGCCGTCACCTACCAGATCGGCGCCGGCGGCGCGGGCGGGGCGGCGGCCGACGGTAACGGCGGCACCGGCGGCGATACCTGGTTCAACGGCACCACGCTCGCGGGCGCGTCCTGTAGCGCTAAGGGCGGATCCGGCGGATCCGGCGGTGCTGCGGGTGCGGCAGGCGCGGGCGGCACCACGGCCGGGGTCGGCACGACCAAATTTGCAGGTGGCGCGGGCGGCTCGGCGGTCACCAGCCCGTCGGGGGCCGGTGCAGGTGGCGGCGGCGCCGGTGGGCCGAATGGCGCCGGGCTAGCGGGCGCCGGCATCAGTAGTACGAACGGCGGAGCTGGCGGAGCTGGGAATAATGGCAGCGGCGGCGCGGGCGGTACGGCCAGCGCGAATGCTGGGGCAGTTGGCGCTGCCAACGTCAACGGCGGTGGGGGTGGCGCTGGCGGCGGGGCGGGCACGCCGGAAACCGGCGGCGCGGGGGGTGCGCCAGGCGGAGGCGGCGGCGGGGCTGGGGGAGCTTCTGGTAATAACCAGGGCGGAAAGGGCGGTGATGGGCAGATTGTCATCACATATACCGCCGCATCAGGAAGCACTGGCACTGCGGCATCCACGCAGACGACGAACTCTGGCGCCTCATCGGGATCGGTGAGCATCGCCGGAACGGCTTCGTCGGCTCAGCGCGGTAACGCAGCGGCGGACTCCGGATCCGTCGGAGTTGCCGGCGCGGGCGCGGCGGCAGAGTCGAACGACGTAGGCTCGGCAGCAGGCGCGGTTGGCATTGCAGGCGCAGGCGCCGTCACCGAGAACAAGGACGCAGCCTCGGGCGGCGGATCAGTGGCGGTTTCTGGCTCTGCGGCCGCCACGCAATTAGCGCAGGGAGCAGCTTCCAGCGGGGCAGTAGTGGCGTCGGGCGCCTCGGCGATCGCGCAGCGGCCGAACACTGGCATCGCATCTGGGGCCGCCGCAACTTCTGGCACTGGGGCCGCCGCTCAGTCACCGAATGCGGCGAACACTACAGGGGCGATCGGAAACGTATCGCAAGGCAGCGCAGCCAGTACTCAGGCTAGGAACGTCGCCTCAGCATCCGGTGGCGTTTCAGTTTCCGGGGCGGCCGGCGCAGTCCAGGCGAGAGGCGCGGCATCGGCAGTGGCGGCAAGTTCCGTCTCTGGTGTAGCCGCGAGCAGCCAGCAAGCAGACATAGCAAGCGCGACTGGTCGCGTCGACGGCGGTATCGAGCCCGATCCCATCGTTATCACCGTCTTCGCAGAAACGCGCGCCATCTCCGTCCTGTCCGAGATTCGGTCGGTATCCATGACCGCCGAGGCCCGGCTCGTCAGCATCCAAGCGGAATCGTGCGTGGCAATCGTTGGCCACGAACTCCGCGTCTTGGAGATCCCATCATGACCGCTGCATTCCCGCCGAAAGACCCGGCCGCCGTGCTCGATTACGCGTTCGACTGGTCGGCGTGGCTGGCCGAAGGGGAGACGATCACGGGCACGCCAGTGATCGCGGCAGCTGGCCTGACCATCAATCCTGAAGGTAAGCAGACCTCCGTGCAGGCCGGAAAGGTCGTCTTCTGGTTGGGTAGCGGTATCGCGGAGACCTTCTATGACGTGTCCTGCCAGATCACTACATCCAGCGGCCGAACGGATCGACGAACCGCCCAGTTGCGCGTCGCCGCGCGCTGATTCCAGCCACCTTCGGGTGGCTTTTTTATTGGAGCAGGTCCCATGCAACTCATCGAAGACTGGAAGAAGCAATTCCCCAAGCTCTGGAGCGTGCGTCTCTCGCTGCTGGCCGGCGTGATGTCGAGCGCGGAAGCGGGCCTTGAGCTGTATTTCACTGGCCGTCCGGCACTGGTGTCCCTGGCTGCAGCACTCGTGTCGTTCGGTGCGGCATTCGCCCGCGTTGTTTCGCAGCCGGACCTGCAGGCCATCCTGCAGGAGATCCAGGACGCACGGAAGTCTGACGAATGAAGCCAGCGGCCAAGCGAACCCTGCAGGCGTCCGTCGGCGCCAGCGCTGCGGCTCTCCTGCTGTCGTACGTCCCGAAGTTCGAAGGTGTTGTGCTACGCGGCTACAAGGACCCGATCGGCATCGTGACGGCATGCGCCGGCCATACCAAGACCGCCGTGCTGGGCCGCCCTTACACACCAGGCGAATGCTCGTCGCTGCTCGATAGCGACCTGGTTGAGCATGCAGACGGCGTGCTGGCCTGCACACCGGGGCTGAAGGGCCAGACCTACCGGCTCGCTGCAGCGACGAGCTTCGCGTTCAACGTGGGGGTGGCGGCCTACTGCAAGTCGTCCATGGCCCGAAAGTTCAATGCCGGCGACTACGCCGGCGCGTGCGCCGAGTTCTCGCGGTGGGTCTACGCCGGCGGCCGGCAGTTGCCAGGCCTGGTGAAGCGTCGGGAGACTGAGCGCGCTATGTGCGAGGGGAGGATCTCATGAATCCATTGGCCAGGATCGGGGCGGGCGTAGTAGCCGCCGCGCTCGCCGTGGCGCTGCTGGTTGCCGGGGTGCTCGTCTGGCGCAAGGACGTGTACCAACGTGGCTTCAGTGCCGGACAGGCGGAGATCAAGGCCGCCATCGACGCGCGCAACAAGGAAGTGGCTCGGCTGAACAAGCAGCTCGTGGACAAAGACCAGGAAGTCATCGCGGCCAAAGAGGAGGACCGCGAAAAGATCGTCACCATCTACCGGACCATCCGGGAACAAGTGGAGCCCCAAATTGTTGAAAAGCCCGTGTTTCGTGATTGCCGCGTTGGCTCTGGCGTCCTGCGCAGCCTCGTCGCCGCCGCCGAGGGCAGAGTGCCAACCGATCCCGGCCAGCCTGCGGAAGCCGCCTCCGGAAAAGCTCCCGGCGCCAGCCGATGACAGCATGGGGGCGGTGGTCCGCGCGTACGTCGCGGCGGCCGAGATCTATCACAACTTCCGTCGCGACTGGGTTGCACTGGACTCCGCGATCACAGCCAGGGAGGGCTGCTATGCAGGGGAATGAGCATCTGCCAGTGCGAATGGAGAGACCCACGATCCCGTTCTGGGGGCTGCTGGTGGCGCTGGTAGCCACCATGGCCGCCTACTTCGGCCAGCGGGAGGCCACGAACTCGGCGCTGATCGAGATCAAGACCGAGATGGTGGCCATGAAGAAGACCATTGAGCGGATGGAGTCTGACCGCTACACGGCCGCCGATGCCAGAAGGGACTTTGCCTGGCGTGACGAGCGGGCGGCGGAGCAGGGAAAGCGGCTGGCGGACATCGAGCAGGAGGTGAGGGCGCGCCGTCGGTAGCCATCAGCTACGCTCTTCGTATTTAACCGGGTCGGGCAGTGGCACGGGCTTGTACGTCGTGCAGCCCTTGTTGTAAGCAGCCAGCTCGAGATCGTAGGTGCGGCGATACGCGCTATCGATGGCGGCGGAGTGCGCCATCGAGTTTCCGATTCCAAGGTCGCCGAAGGCCGCCAGGATGTCCCGGCCGTCAAACTGATTTTCCTTGTTGGCCTGCTGCATGAAGCCGATCACCTTCGCCTTCTCCAGGTCAATCTCGCGGCAGCTGAGGTTCTGGCGCTCGAAATCGGTAAGGGCGGGCTGGGTGCCGAAATTCTTGGTGGCGCAGCCGGACAAGCCAGCGGCGGTCAATGCAACGGCGCACAGGGCGGCGAAGGTCAGCTTCACGGTGGTTCTCCGGAGTCGGCCAGGTGGCCAACGGGATTGTATCCACGGCGCCGATGCTCGGACAGTCACCCCGAGGAGGGAGGCAGAGGCGTCTGCCACGCCGGCAAAAAAAAAGCCACGGCCGGGTGGTCGTGGCGCGAAGTGAATGAACGAAGTAGTGCCGGTTTCCCAGCGGGGCAGAGGATGGCACGCTGCGGGCGGCGGCGCCATCACCCGAACGGGTCAATCCTTGCGCGGCAGGGTGGCCCGGACCTTTTCCAGTACCCGCCGGTGCTTGTCCTCCGCCTCTTCCCATGTCTCCGATTCAAAGGACTTGCTTAGGCAGCCGCTGATCGTCGTCAGGAACATGGGCGGCTTGTCGTCCTTCAGGCTGGCCCAGCCCGAGAAGTAGGTCCAGACGTCGACAGCGTAAGCCGGCAGGATGTCTTTGATCTGCCAGGCCTTGCCCTCGCAGCACTGCCACATGGAATGCTCGGTGTAGTCGTAGCACCGGACCGGCCGGCCGGCGTCGTCCAGGGTGTAGTAGCGGTCGTAGTCCGGGAGGATCGGGTTGACAGGCAGACCGCCTGGCGGGACGGGTGGGCGAGGCTTGGGAGCAAGGCGCGGCATGGCGAAGTGAATACTGTATGGACATACAGTATATCGCTGCCGGTGATTCCTGGACTCTTCCGAGCGGTTACGCCCGTATTACGCCGTTGTGCGCTACAGGCAATATTTACGCGGTTGTTCGAGTCCCCTCCCTCGCACCAATCCACCTATAAGTTGCGTAATCGCAACTTATACACTCCGCGCCATTCAGTGGCACTACACGCCGCGAAGCCAAGCCCAGCAAAGGCTGGCGGATGTTTTGCGTGCTTGACCTCGGCCGAGGCGCGCCACTTCCTGGCACTATAGAATCACCCCGCGCTCCCCATTTTTTCCCCACGGATTCCCCATGGCATCCTTTCAGAAAGTGGCGAAGGGCTGGCGAGTGCAGATTGCTATCAAGGGTCAGCGCGATAGCCGAATTTTTCCGAACAAGTTGCTGGCCACCGAGTGGGCGGCCCACCGCGAGGCCGATCTTCGCTCCATCGACAACCGCCAGGGCAGCAAAACCCACACCATCGGCGACGTCCTCGACGACTATCAACGCAAGATCAGCCCGACCAAGCGCGGCGCCCGGTGGGAAAAGCTCCGCCTGGACCTCATTGGCCGCAAGGAGGTTGAGGGCAGTCGCTTCCGCGACATCCTTCTGGTCAATCTGCGGCCCGCCCACATCGCCGCCTGGCGCGATGCCAGACTGCGCGATGGCGTGGCCGGGTCGTCTGTGTCCCGCGAGATGTCCCTGCTGTCGCACGCCCTGCAGGTGGCGCGCACCGAATGGGGCTGGCTGGTGACGGATCCGATGAAAGAGGTGCGCCGGCCGCCCGACAATCCGCCGCGTGAGCGCCTGGTCCCCCAGGCGGAGATCGAGGCGGTACTTATCGCCCTCGGGTACATAGAAGGCATGCCGGTCGTGCGGGCGTCCCAGCGCGTTGCCGTGGCGTTCCTGTTTGCGCTGGAGACGGCCATGCGGTCAGGCGAGATCCTTGGCCTGACCAGCTTCACAGTGGATTTTGAGCGACGGGTGGCGCGGCTGCCGCTGACCAAGAACGGCCTGGCGCGGGAGGTGCCGTTGTCGACTCGCGCCATCGAGCTGCTGCGGATGCTGCCGGCGGTGAACGAAGGGGCGCCGCTGTTCAGCCTGGTGCCGGCCAGCCGCGACGCGCTGTTCCGCAAGGCCAGAAACAAGGCCTGCATCGCGGACCTGACGTTCCACGACACGCGGCACGAAGCCATCACGCGCCTGGCGAAGAAACTGCAGCCGCTGGATCTGGCCCGGATGACGGGCCATACCAACTTGCAGGAGCTGATGACTTACTACAACGAGTCGGCGTCCAGCATCGCGCAGCGCCTGGGCTGACGCTGCGAACGATGAAACATGTGGTCAGTCCGCATTGCGCGGACGACCACGCGGCTTGTCCTTGTACGACTCTGCCCAGGCCACCACCTCCGAGGCCTTCCAGCGAGGCAGGGCCTTGGCCGCCGCACCGCCGCCCGACTGCACGGACGGAATCCGGATCGCCTTCGGAAAATCCGGCAGCGTAACAATCCGCTCCCGCACCACCTTGGGCGAGCGCACCAGGAACTCGGCGATCCGATCCACATCCCACAGCGCCACGCTCACCGGCAGCGCCGGCCGCACATGATCGGCAACGGCCACGGCGATGCGTTCGATCAGATCCCCGTTATTCATCGCGCGCTCCGTCGATACGAGCATGCACCGCGCGCCACCTGGGCGCGTTGTCGCCGTGGTTTTGCTGGTCCTCCACCGCCAACGTCACCTCCAACAACTCCCTCCTCGTACACATCTGCTGAATTTCATCGGTCAGATTCAGCGCCCGCCCAATCACCCTGAACTCGTCTCCAGTAACCCCCAGCCGGCCCCGAGCCCGATACCGCTTTCCCACCGCAGCAATCGCCTCCACCGCCGCATCCATCGCCTCGCGCAGCTCACGGTTCTCGGCGAAGTAGAGAGCTGCGGCGAGCTGGCCGACATTCACACGAAAGCCCAGCGTGAACCAGGCATTTTCCGTGGCCGTGCCGTCCAGAATCTTGCTTAGCTCCACATGGGGAATGAGTTGCAGATCCACCTCGGCCTTGTTGCTAAATCGATAGCACGACGGCAGACGGGCCACACGCGGCTGGTGCGCCCGCCGGTTCTTCCGATGTTTACTCGCTGGCATGGTCAGTCCTCAAAATCGCCGGCTGCGCGGCGTTTCAGGTCGATGGGATTAGCGCGCGGCCGAACCTGGTCACGCGCAGCCATGGCACGGGCTGCGGCGGCCACGGTGCGGCGCAGCAGGTTCGACATGGCGTCGAAAGGGGTGGCAATGCGCAGTGCCCGGTGCGTACGTCGCAGTTGCGCTTCGGTGACGAGCGGTCTATCCACGGCGGTCTCCCTGGCGAATGAACCCATCCCACACGCCCCGGCCGTAGCACAGCGTGAAAAACAGGCTGACCACGAACATGCCGGGTTCGTCGGTGGCCATCGTCAGGTGCAGCCAGGCAGGCTGCCCGGCCAGGCCGAGCAACGCCCCCCAGCGCACCCGGTGTGCGCCGGCGTTGAACAGGTAGACCGACGCCACGGCCGTGGCGATCATCCAGACATTCAGCAGGGCGTACATCACGCAGCCCTCCCGATGGCGGATGCGCGACAGAAGCGCGGAGGCTCGGTCAGGCGATCCAGCGCGCGCAGCTGCGCATCCAGGCGTGTGCGCGCCAGCGTGGTGAACTCGCTGCGGATGCCGGTATGGGAAACGATGCATACGATAAAAGCAGACATACTCAAGCTCCCAAATTCGCCGGCCGATCCTCGAACACCCAGCACTTCACAGTGGCAGGGCGTTTCGGCTGATGGATGTGCTCGGCGTTAAATCGCGCGTTGATCGCGCTGTTGACGACCCGCAGATCAATGAACTTGCGGTGCCGAGATGTCTTCAGCACGCGTTTCAGTTCGGGCAGCGGGGGAAGGTTCAGGCGGCGGTCGTTTGCCACCTGTTCGAAATGACGCAGGCTGATGGCGATAACGCCATCGCCTCGGGCGTGGTTCAGCACCGCCTGGTCGTCGGCGGCAGACTCGATGTGGTCGTACAGTTCCCAGAAGTCCTGCACCAGCGGGTGATCGGCGCCGATGGCCTGCTGGCGTTCCACGGCCATCTGCACCAGCTGGCGCTGTGCGGCATCGCGGTATTCAGCCGGCACCGGCAACACCATGGGCAGGCAGTCGACCATCGCCATGATCTGCGCGTGGTTCTTCGCCAGGCGCTGGTTCTTGACGTCGGGATTTCGTATCAGCGTGTCCTGGTAGTGCGGCATGCGCTCGACAAAGCGCGCCAGAATGTCGTCTTCCTTCAGGATGGCCGACAGCAGGAAGCCCGACACATCCTCCACCGGCATCTGTTCCAGCGCGCGGGCGGCGGCGAAAGTGTCGGCGTCCTGGCCCGAGCGGTCGAAGTACAGATGAACGATCCGCTGCAGGATGGCGTCGCTGGCGCACACGTCGGCGTTCTGACTGATCACCACCGCGCCACGGAAGGGCGATTCGTCGGTCTCGTTCCCCGAATTCTTCACGCCGCGCGAGCGAGAGCTGCGGCCGTTGTAGGCAGTTTTCAGCTCGTTCCAGTCGAAGCCCTTGACCTTGGCGCCGTCATCGCCACGGTCGGCCTCGATCATCACGACTGGCAGATTCGACACCTGCGAGAAATTGCGCGCCCGCGCCGCGATAGACGCCTTGGACGGGTCAAAGCCCTCGTAGTCGCGCCGGCCGCACAGTTTCCACAGGAACTCGATCAGCGTGGATTTGCCGGCGCCGGGCTCGCCCACTACCTCCAGGAACGGGTAGCTCTTCTGCTTGATGCCGTCGCCTTCACGGATCTGCTCCACAAACAGCGACCCGAGCCAGAACGCCAGCGCCACGATGGCCTTCGCGCCGAACGCGCGCCACAGCGTGTCCAGCCAGTCGTGCCGGAAAGCCTTCAGGTCAGTGTTCAGGGAAAGGCCGGCCGAGCCGAGAATGCTCTTGATCGACAGCCGGCCGATGTCGAAAAAATCCTCGTCGTTGAGCGTGTAGAGCTTGCCGTCCTTCACCGCTACATCGGAGTACACATAGCACCCGCTTTCCCTGGTGTAGCCGACATAGTTGATCGTCTGCACGCTCTTGATGCGGTGCATTTGCTCTTTCAGATAAGTGTCCAGCTGCCCGTTCGATCCGGTGTAGAACGCCCCCGGCGCCACGGCCAGCAGGCGCTTCTTGAACTCGGTAGCCGACGCCACCTGGGCGCTGGTGAACGTGTTCTTGATCGGCGCGGCATCGTGCGGAAAGGCGACGCGGAAGTAGTACCAGGCCTCGTCGGTGGCCGCGTTCGCCTGGTAGTAAAGGACGGTGGGCAGGCACGTCGCGATGTTCGTGACTACCCCGGCCTTTAGCATCGCTTCGTCGCGGATCTCTGTTTCATCGAGATGTCTGTGCGTGCTGCGCACCGCATCCATCTCGCGCGTCAGCGCGTCCAGGTCGAGCTTGAACCAGTAAAGCCTGCTCTCGAAGTCGAACGCGAACTGGCTCATGCTGGTGCGGCCATAGATCAGTCGTGCCTTCTCGGCCGCCGTGGGAGCGGCCAGCAGGTCGCCCAGATACCGGTACTCGGCAATGTCCTGCTCGGTCAGCTTGTCCAGCTGATGCAGATCGTTCCAATCGAGCTTCTTCTTGCCTCTCTGCCTTGGCAGCGCGATGGAGGCTTGCCAGCCGTCCTCGCGACTGCGCTTGAGCCATTGCCTGGCATACCGCATGCCGGCCTTGTCCGCATCCAGCGCCCACACCAGCCGTGGTCGTGGCTTGCCATTGGCCGCGCACTGTTCGGCCACGCCGCGCAAGGCGTGCGCGGGGTAGTTCGTGCAGGACAGGGCCGACGCTGCGG